CCAATTCTGTCGGAGGAACTCCTCGTGGGCGGCTAACCGCTGACTCGGAGGAGACAACTCCATCAGGGCCCTGTGACGGGCTCCTAGACTTGACAGATAAGGTGAGTCTTCAACTGCTACATCCCTCAAATCCGCTTTCGTACCGGAACGCCCGAGACCCATCACCAGACCCATGTTCACATATGGAATCTGACGGAAAATCTCGAGACCGGTTCTAGGCGAAACCTCGCAAAGAAAGGAGGTTGAATTGATATTGAGGTACTCTGTGTCGATGTAAGTCTTCCCCACACTAGGTATCAGCCCCGCTACGGCGGCGACTGACTCCCAGATGTGAGAGAATTCGGGGGGAGCCCGAACCAACCCATCATCTCCGTTCACAACAGCTGGGAGCTCCTCAACAGAGCACCGAGTGTTAGACGTGAGTTCATAGGCGTGACGAATCACTGACAAATTAACAGAGCAAAGCACGATGAAGCTGACCACGGAACCCATGAGTTGGCCCCAGACCTGGGGCTTACCCTCAACCGTATGACCCGTGAGCGCCTTGTGAAACAGCTCACGTAGATCATCGGGTAGTTCCACAGCATCAGAAATTGCGTCAACAGCGACTTTCGAAATGAAAGGGTCAAGAAGGTCTGTCGCACTCTGGTAATCCAAAGAGTGAAACTCTCCTTTCAGGCCGCCGAACTTCCTGGAGAGGAAGTCAGAGGTCACTGTCTCTCCGACAAGGCGGAAGCAATCAAGCCGCCGCATCTGTCGATGCAAAAACTTCTGTACTGGCTTGAGGGCGAAGTAAGTAAGGGGAGGACCCTTGGAGATGGTCCTGACCTTAAGTGCCTCTGGAAGGGCGACCAACTTTACGTCGGCCACTTCGTCCCTCGCACGCTGCCGCACATTCTCGTATACCTCACGGTAGACGTTCTCAACCTTGGCCCGAAAGCTAGGCGAGACCCTTAAATGTACGGTATCCTTCACCGAATCACTAGTAGCATTCTCGTCATACTCAAGTGCAGTCGAGTATAGCCAGTCCGCGAGGGCCGGATCCACTCGATCCATCAGAAACGCTTCGTCCATCAGTGTTCCAAATGTGCCAAACTTCGAACGAGTATTGACATAGTTGGCTTTCACTGACGGGGCGTAAGGGTGGACCAGATCTTTCTCGGTGATGGGCCGGGTGAAGACCTCCCTCACAGTTCGCCTTACTTCCTCGGCTATTACGGCCTTTGAGGAGAATGGGGAAGGCGGAGTCGACTTAACCGTTGTCAAGACCTGCTTGGTACTCACTATCGCCTGTTCAAGGGCATCCTTCTCCGGTCGCGGCATCCCCTTCTTTGAATAGAGGATTCCGACCGCAAACGAGCGCGCACGACCGTCCTCCGCAATTAAGCGAAAGAAACGGCCGAGCGTAGAG